ACCAGCCGAGAAACAATAATTGAACGTGAATCAGAAAGATCAATTTTACGACTGTTGGGATCGGGATAAACATCCCAAAGAGGAAGCGATTCAATTTGTATTTCACCGTCTCCAAAATTTTCATCAGGAGCAACCCTCACCTGCAAATAGCCGGCTCCAGTAACAAAGTAATCCTTCATTGTTTGCTGAAGCTCGCTATCCGCATTGCTGTTATGCCATATATATGCAGCCACATCCGACCACACTGCTGCGATCTTGCTGTCTCCATCGTCTCTTGGAAAATACCTAAACGTTGGCCTCTTTGAAGTAAAGATAGCGATTTCCTGCAGGATCACTGGCATTGTTCTGTTAACAACAAGAGGAGCCATTCCCTGGGCTACTATTTTCCTTATTTCCTCATCGGTCCACTGCTTGCCGGCAAAAAAGTCTTCATCGTTGGCTGCCCCTTCTGCCCAGGGTGTTCTTTCATTTTCATAATCCCTAAACATCCGCCAGATCCGCTCCGACACTTCGTTTTTCTTTAAAGTACTAGCCATGATTGACCCTCATCCATATTGTCGTAATAATTTTTATCCCTGGACCTTTTGATGGTTTCCGCAGAATCTGCCGCGTGGGATATGCTGTCCGCCATGTGCAGGGCATCGAGAATGTCATCGTGCGCTCCGTTTGGATACGAAAGAAGCTCTTGCTCTAAGTCTCTCATGCCCGGCCTGTGGTAAACTTTTCTCCTATAGTACATTGGCTGCATCGCCTTAATGCGAGCGTCCTTACTGGTCCTAGGCTTCGTCTCAACAATTCCTATATATCTACCCTTTGCGATCATCTCTTTTCTGAAATTATTCGCAATGACCTGCTGGAACTGCACTGTCTCAATATTGATTTGCGAAGCTCCGTAACGAAAACAAACATCGAACATCTTATCAATGATGTTCACTGTGTCTTGTTCTTTAAATCGTTCGTACCCAAGAATAAACTTTCTTCCATCTTCTGCCTGCCCAAGAGCAAGAATAACAGTGAAGTCGGCAATATGAGATGTGCTGATAGCGAGATCCGTTCCAACTGTAACATGTATAGGAATCTCTTCCTCGCCGTTAAACAGCGTTGGCTGTATCCCGTCAACAAGTCGAAACTCATAATCGAATTCCTGAAAATAGTCTTCCCTGAAACACTGCGTATCCATATCGATAGGAGTATTCATGTACTCCTGCCAGAACGAAGCGCCTTCACCTCTTGCCTCACACGAGGCTTTAATTTTATTCAATCTATCCATGGAGAAGCGCTCCGGCCAGAGAGGCCTTCCATTCATTATTGCCTGATAGAATCTAACGCTCCACGCTTCATCTTTGCGGATCGTTGAAAGATAAGCTCTTTCATTTATAATAGTTCCTATCGCTATAATGCGACCATCATCTGCAATGGATGGTTCTACTGCTCTTGTAATCCATCTCTTGTTTTTATCTATTGCTTCCGGAGTTAGTGAATTTGTTTCGCTCTCAAAATCATCAAGGATGATAATGTTCGGCCTCGTTATTGAATCCCTTCCAGAAATAGCGCCCCTTACTTTCTGTCCAGTTCCCTTAGCTATTATCCTTACGCCGTTTGACGTAACCAACTCATCCTCCGACCACTTGCCGCCGGTCAAATTTCCAAAGTAATGTAACACCCGCGGGTTGCTGGCCAGGTTGTGTTTAATTATATTCAAGAAGCTAATGCTTTGACTTTGAGCCTCTGAAATAATAATAATAAGTAAATCCCTCCCAGCAGGATTAAACAATGTTTTCCATAGCGGAAATAACACAGAGGTCAATGTGCTCTTACTGTGGCCGCGCGGAGCGATAAACCCAACTCGCGCCAGATTCTCGTTTTCAAGATCACCGTAGATCTCTCTGTGAAAATCTGGCGTATTGGCAAAGAATATCTTTGGCATGAATAATTTACCGAAATACTCGACACTACTCGCCGCCATCGATAATACTTCTTGTTTATCCTGCGCGTCTAAATTCACTGCGCTGCACCTGCCCCCTGTTCAAGTTTTGCAATTCTTACCATACACCCAGCCGGTCCCGCCGCAAGCTCAAAATGATGCTCGACCCTGGCAATCCTGGTATCCATGGCATCCTGTATGCCCGACAACTTCATCAGCGTCTTATCCATTTTATGGATGTACACCAATAGCGCTATCGTTACTGGCATTAACATCGCTAGTACTTCCATCATTCAGCGCCCCTTTTGGTCTTAATTCTATTGGAGGCACAGGTACGTTCCAGTTTACTGAGTTCCAGTACCGCACGGCAATTTTGACAACCAGGTCAATTAGTGGCCCGTCAAATGGCTCTGCGTAAAATGGAAGACGAATTGCATCGTCCAGCGCCTGCACTACCGCTTTATGTTTTTGCCTATTTGTTAATGATACTCCGCCAACAACAATCAACTCTACTGTTTTTGTGATCGCCAATGTAGCCGACCAAATCAGCTCAAAGTTGTGACCCATTTCTTCCCATACACCATCATACTGATCCCTGTCATCGTCAAAAGGATTCCAGTCAATACCCTTCAGGTCTTTGATTTCTTCCTTCAAAACTTCCAGCTCCAGGTACTTTACTAAAAAATCCTGGATTTCTTGTCCTTCAATGTTCACTTTCATTTTGCGTTTCCTCCATATGTAGGTAATCAAAAATGTCGTCAGTGGCATCGTGATACGCCATAACGTCTTCGGGCATTACCTGTACCCATTCTGGTCGATACACAATTGCCACAGGCGACTTCATGCCGTCCCTGCTCATTACCTGCTGCGTTATCGCGCAACAATTAGCTGCAGAAAAGCGAGACATTACTCTCGCCGCAGCCCACCTATCCTGTCGGCCTTGGATATAGGTGCGGCCAGCCGCCACGCAACTCGACAAAGCCTGGAATCCAACGGCTATGGGTCGAGTCAACTTCCACCATATAGTCCGCGAGCTGTTCGTTTTGCATGTGTCCACCATCAACACAGATATACTCCCCCGTTTTGTCATAGGTCATTCCCAGGTAATGTTGATGAGCTGTGAGCAAATTCATTTTGTACTTTGCTGCCAACGCCTGCGCAAGTGAAAGCGGGTTCGCTCTTCCTTGTGAGGGGTGAGTAATTCGCCAGTCTCCATGCGGGGATCCCTCCATTACCATCCACCTTCTCTCTGTAAACTGAATCCGCCGAGACTCAAGCACCTCCGGCCCAACCATTGCTCGCAACAACATCTCAAAACCCAGCGCCCCCTTTGACATGTTTTTAAACCTACCGCCATCGTGATTTCCTGGAATGATATAAATTTTATTAACAATCCCCAGCAGCGTGTTTAGGATCTTGCGGGCTATTTCAAACTCTATTTTTGATTCTATTGGCCCCGCTTGCCCCCAACTCACAAACTTACTGGCCCATTCCATATTTAAAAAATCACCAGATATAATCGCTGTCTTGATTTCGCGATCCCTGACTATGCTAAACGCGTAATTTATCATTTCATGATCATGTAATGGTATATGGAAATCGCCAAACACCATAACGTCTTCGTAGGGTACTATCAAAGCAGGAAGGTGATCCGTCCTGATTGGAGGAGGAACGCTAATAGCGCGGAGGCCATCAGGCAGTTCACCCGCCTGCAGCTTAAAGCTATCTGCTTTATACCATCGCATATACCGCAAGAAAGTCTCAATGCCCACTTCGATATTTCGATTGTTTCCAAGTATCCCCTCTGCTGCATCCTGGCTGCTCTCTCCGTCAATTCGGGCAACGACATATTCAGGATAAACTTCCTCAACCCACCTTGGAAGTTTTTTACTCATTAAAGTCTCCCTCCATATCCTCCGGTTCGATCTCCTCTGGAATTTCTACTGACGACACGGGCTTTATCTCCGTACTGCTCCCCGCGCGCAGATTTTGCAACTCTACTGGATCTATTCCCAAAAATACTTGTGATGTACTGGACTCTTTCTTTTGGTCCATCATCCCGGCGATTTTCGCCAAACTATTCAACGCAGATAGTTTTGAAGTATCTATTGCCGTTGTATCATCGGCGATACCCTTAAATCCTTTAAGAATATACTCATCCGAAATACCCAGCTTCTCTAATGCTCCTTTTAGTTCTTTACGCACCAGGGCCTGCACTTCCTTCTTTTTCAAAAGAACATTCACGTTTTGCTTCGCCCATCTCGGATTTACTGTTGGGAATGCCTGCGTATAGGCCTTTATTGGATTCATCCCCATTGCATACAAGCGTGCAAATTCCTTGGTCCTTACGGTTATGGTCTGATGTACCGAGGGCTTCTTCCCGTTGAGGGTATATCGATTCTCCCTTTCCGCA